CATCCTGTCTACGATGTCAGCAATAATGCCTTGTATTGTATCGCAAGCTCGTATATATCCGACAGCAGATTGGTAATGCGCATAATCTTTCGCAGAACCTTCAGCAATTGAATTTAATACATCTTTGCGTCTTTCAGCTATTTTGTTGATTAATAGCTCTAACGTTGGGTCTATCATTTACTACTCCTTTGGTTGTTGTTTATTCATTTGTTGCATTTGTATATCTTGTTGTCTTTTAGATTGTTCTTTTTGGTGCTCTAATTGATCATTAGCTCTTACTGCTTCTATACCAATTTTTGTACCTTCTAATAACTGTTTAGCTTCCAACTGTTTATCGTCCATCACTGCACTAGCACCTAACTGAGCACCAGCAATACGTTCTTGTGATTCAATACGCATCTTATCAAGTTCAAGTCTAGCTTGATCTGCTTGAATATCGGCCATAGTTTTTTGCTGTTTGATTTGTAAATCTTGAGCTTTTAACTGTAACTCTTGTTGTTGCATTTGAATGATTGGATCTTGCTGCTGTTGTTGAGCCTGCTGTTGTTGTGCTTCAGAGGCAGACTTAGCAGAAAGTTTCTTAGCAGCTTCAGCCATAAGTTTAGATAGTTCAAACTCTACATCTTCTGGTAATGTTTCATCAGCTTTAGGTAATGGGACGCCTAATTGTTCTTCAAGTTGTTTTCTATATTCAAATGCTACATGCTCATTAATGTGCGACATAGCTGCTGCTTGAATTGCATTTGCTTGAGGGTTCTGTCCTACCATCTGTAGAATCTTAGGATCTTGCATAGCTGTCATATGGACTGCAATATGTGCTTGATGGTCTTGATAAATAAATGCTTTAACAGGTTTACCATTAATAATATTCATATTTTCAGATACAGGATCTTTTGGTTTCTGGTCATCAGATGATGGGATAAGTTTGCTAATATTCTTAACACCAAGTACTTCTAACATTTGTTTATTAAGTTCTACTTGGTCATAAATTTGCGGATTAGATTGAGCCATTTGCATCACAGCTTGATACTGAACTACTTTCTGTGACATCGTTGCAGCATTAGGATCACTCACTGGAATGACATCTACGTTATCATAGTCAGCTTGTTTAGCACGGCGATCACCTACTTCAGGATCATAAGAATATTCTTCTGGTGTGTAGTCACGAATAATGCCTTTAAGTAATTTAAACTCTTGCTTCATCGCATAGTAAATACGAGCTTGTACAGCTGACATTACTTTCAATGTTCTTTCTAATATAGCAAGGGTTGTACCTACTGGAGAGTTAGCACTCATATCAGATACTTTCATATCTGCAGCTGAAGCAAAACGTCGTCCTTCATCAATAATACCATTCATTAAACTTTGTAATACTTGTGAAGGTTCTTTGTAAGGTAGCATTAAAATGTTGTCCCGAATAGCGCCACTTGGTACGTCTACATCTCTAAATTCGCCTGGAGCAATTGGAGTGTCATCGCCTTTAATGCGTAGCCCACGAGACTTGAGACCTCCTGGGAGATTCGATAAAGTACCCGCATCAACTAACTGACGAAGAATCATGGTACCTGATTTAGCAAATGCGCCGATTAAATGAATCAAACCAAAGCAATAAAATCCGAAGCCTGGAATATAACCGTAGTGTACAAAGTGTTGACGCTTAGATTTTAATTTATCATCTGGATTCCAATTACGACGAATAGATAAAATAGTCGCTGTGCCTTTTTCAATTGTTACTACATAAGGTAGTGCAATACCATCTTCACTATCACCATTTTCTAAATCTAAATTAACATGTATTTCAAGAATCTTAAATCTATCATCTTCTGACGGATTAAATCCTAGTTTCTCTGCAATCTTTTTCTCTGCTTCATCAATATCTAAATATGGTTCACCCAAATCTACATCACGATAAAAACCTGCTACTTGTAGTTTATGTAATTCATTTTTAGTCTTACGCATGACATGAGTCACACGCTCAGCTGTTTCTAAATTAGAAGCGCCATATGGGACTACAATATCTTCAGCTGGAACATACATCGCTACTTGACGCTCTAACGATGGATCATAATAAACTTTCTTAAATGCATTACCTGATAAACCAAGACCCCATAGCATGCGTTCGTGTTCAGGTCTATATTCGGGCATCATGTCCGTGAGCTGATAGTTCATATCATCTTTTACACGTTCAGCAGCATCTTCTTTTTCTTTTGTTTGTTTGCCAATAATTACAGTTTTAACTGGGCCTGCGGCGGGAAATGTTTCCATCATAGTTTCAGCTTGGAACTTCACAAGGGCTTCTGTCATTAACGGGTGGTATACGTTGCAAGCACCTGGCCATGGTTCTGTTCTGTCTTCTACTTTAAGACCTAGTAACTCTAAGCCATCTACATAAGTAGTTAACCAATCTTTTCTTGAATTAATATCAGCATCAAACTCACCAAGCAAATCACCTGACAACTCTGTCAACTGACCTTCGTTCATCTCTTCTGCTAAGTTATCATTAAACTCGTCATCATCATCTTTACCAGGCACAATAGTAATTTCCATACTACCATCATCAAGCGTTACACTTTCTGGGTTTTCAATTTCAATACTTAACGCCGATGTTTCTGGATTTTGTGGATCCTGATCTAATCCTATCGGAGCTTGGTATACACTTTTATCTATATTAGTTGCCATAATTTAATCCTTATATTGAGTACAATCTATTCCTAGAACTTTTAAATCCTTGAATCTCATCTGCTTCATCGCTAGGTAGTTTAATAAATCCGCCTTGTCTAAATCTTATTAATGCTAGTGTTGTGCTATCAACCAAGTCATCATTCGCACCACTAGGAAAGTCATTGCACTCTTCAATTACTTCATGTGCCCATCGTCTATCGGGAGCCCACACTATACCACTTCTAAATAGATCTGACACGGCATTAACTCGACTTATTTTGTCTTGGCCTTTACCTGGTGTAAACTCGCCAACAGGAATACCCATCCGTCTAAACTCTTGATAGAGTGCAGCTCCGTTAGATTTCTTTTCTACTAAGAACGCGTCAGGTTCCCATTCCTTATACTCTTCAATACAAAGCTCTTTAAGCTCAGGAAACTCAAGTCGTTGCTTAATACTATTTAATAGTATTATATTATAGTTATTGGTTTCTTCGTTAAAAAAGACGCCCCATACGGTTAATGCATTATAGTCGGCACGGTTATTAGCTTCTTGAGCCGCGTCTAAACTCATGATGGTGAACTCACAACTTGGTGGATCTTCGGCTTCCCATATCTTCCACCACTCTCTTTTTATCAACGCCCCTTCTTCGGACGTTGGATTTTGTAAATACTGGGCATTCCAGTACCGTACATCTAGCGCAGCCTTTTTAGCTAAGAGTTCTTCTAACGGCCAAAATTCAGGCCAAAGCGGTTCTTGTTCACCTTGTTTGTTCTCAATAATCGCTGGAAATTCTACGATCTCCCATTCATCTACGCCTTCTTGCTTTACCATCTGGTTCACAATCTCACCAGTCAAGTCTAACTTAGACCACCGAGTCATCACTACAATAATCGCGCCACCCGGCATAAGACGTTGAAGAGGGCCAGACTGAAACCACTCCCAAGCAGGCTTAAATACATCAGCTCGTCCAAGCTTAGCATCCTGTTCAGAGTGTGGGTCATCAATGATAAACAAATCAGCCCCGCGACCAGCGAGGGCACCACCCACACCAATTGCAAAATATTCTCCATTAAAATTTGTCCCCCATCGTGATGCGCTTTTTGAGTCGGCCTGTAATTCTACTTGAGGAAATATATCTTTATAAGCGTCACTACCCACCAAGTTACGAACTCGCCTACCAAAGTTAACAGCAAGATCAGCGGTATGAGACGCCATAATAACTTTCTTGTGAGGATACTTTCCCAAGAACCAAGCAGGTGCCAGATATGAGATAAGCTCAGACTTCCCGTGTCGTGGCGCAATATTAACAATAACTCTTTTCTTTTTTCCCGCGGCAATCTCTTCAAATATGTTCGCAAGTCTTCTATGATGTGCTCCTACTTTATAGCCTGGATAAACGTGCGCTATGAAATCTAAAAAGTTATCCTTACCATGTTTCTGTACCCAATCTTTTTTAAATAATCTTATCTTCTCTAATGTACTACGCTTTAGCTCTGGCGACATAGTCGGAACAGCTTTCATTAACTCCGCTACCATCGCTGGGGTTAACTTCTTTTCTTTACTCTCCGCTTGTGTTTTCATCTACCGCTTCTTGCACAATATCATCAAATGATTTTTCTTTTACTTCTTCCACTACCGTCTCTTCAACAAGTTCAGCATCGATTGTCTGAGGCGCAGGCTTTGGTTTTAATGTCCCATTCACTTTAAATTCAGTCAATAGTTTTAATAGCTCTCTTTCAACATCATCAATACTTTCTTCTTTAGCTGTGGCCTCAACTTTTTTCTTGAATGCATCAACGCCGTCTACCTCGCCAATAGATCTTAGCGCTGTTATTTGTTCCTTATGGTTACTTTGTTCGTTCTCTACAATACCGACGAGTCTATTTACCACGTATAACTTCAAATCTGCTAGGTCTTTCACGATCATATGGTTCATCGAGCCTACTATACCTCCTAACATGGCGATGGTAGGACTTGGTTGTATCGCAAATTCTTGTCTTTTCTCTGGGTTTTCTATCATTTCTGTGGCCATTTGTGTAGCTTTTTGCATATTATTTGCGTCTGGCACAATTTGTTCCCCAGTTAGATCACTAATTTCTTTTATGGTGTGCGCTCTGACCATAACTTCTTCTTCATTGCTCATACTGGGTAGCGCTTGACTTGCGTTCTTAGGTACTGGGATATTTTCTTCAATAGGCGGCATCATAACTACGTCAGAAACGAAGTTATCTTTTTGATTTAATTCATTATTTTGTTGGCTCATGTGTCGCTGATACACCTTTGGGTAGAATTTTGCAGCTTTACTTACGATTGTAACATAGTTTATATGAAAACAAGGTAAAATAACTACATGAAAGACTTAATTATAATTGCTATCACCGGTATTTTCTTTTGGCTTGTGGCTACTTGGCCTATGCCCGGTCTTTAATTGTGAAAACTACGTTAACTAAGAAGAACTTAGAAATCCTATACAACATGGCATGCCAAATGGCTCCGTTCAATACCCTTCCTATGCCTAAGTCCCACAAAGTTAAATTCAAAGTTATTAAGAATCCTAATATATATGGTTGCTTTGATGAGCACGAGATGGAAATTCAAATAAGCTCTAACGCGTGTGGGCATTTCACGACTATCTTTCAAACTTTGCTCCACGAGATGGTTCACCTAGCTCTCTATGTTCGTGGCGATGACGACTTTCATGAACATGGTCCTAAATTCCTTCGTATTAAAAACGTCTACTCCGAGTTATATAACTTTGATCCTAAAGCAATTTAGTGTATACTAATTGAACTATGCAAATCATAACGTTGCTTGAGCCGTTTCCGCACTATATTGTTCATGACTTTTTTACTGAGCCTGAACTTAATGATATATGGCATGAAATAGATAATCTTCATAAAACTAATTCTTTTAAAGGTAAAGAACAAACAGCAGATCCTGTAAGTACTAATAAAATAGGTATTATATTAGACCAGCATTATGAAAATAATAGGCCTGCAAGTTTTATACTTAATTATTATAGTAAACTTTTTCAACTAGATCCATTCATAGAAAATAAACACCTTTATAATTTTATTACCGATTCTAACTACGATTCTACCTTTCTTAGTTATTACTTAAACGATAGTGAATACATGCCCCATACAGATTTTTCTGTAATTTCTACGGTGTGTACTTTATGGAAAGAGCCTAAACAATTTAATGGTGGGGACTTGTGGTTTCCTATTCATGGTTATACTCCTAAACTACATTCTAACTCCCTTATTATATTTCCGAGTCACCAAGTTCACGGCGTTACAAAAGTTACATCTGACGATAGTTTACTTGGATCCTCGCGTTACAGCATCTCTAAGTTTATTTTAAAAACTCTAGTCAATAACTAAGTAAAACTCTGCGCCCTTCCTTTTGTCTCGCATTTTACTTAGTTTTTGCTAAGCTACGGCGTAGCCTATTATTTTTGCTATACAAGCCCTCCCTGACTTTACATATGATATTCGGTTATTTTTTTATAGAAATTTTTTTGATATGCCCTATTTTTGTGCACCCGGGGGTATTTGGAAAATGAAGGTTACTATTTGTGCGTGGTTCAGTGTACACGAAGTATGCGGAGTCCCAACTTAGTTTTGGGGGGTGGGGTATGGGTGGGGTCACGGGGTGCACCTAGTTTTTACTATGCACCATAATTCACGGGGTTTTTACTTAGTTAACTTAGTAAACAAAATAA